CCACCTTCTTCTATTGTAAGAACATCATTAATCTTGTAATTATATCCAAAGTTTGTAATTTCAAAACTAATTATACTTGATGCAGTACCAACACGAACTGATATAGATGCACCGATACCAGTTGAACTACCAACCAACCTTAAGTTTTCATAATTAAGTGGTTTTTCAAATTCAAGAACTGGAGGAGTTGCAGAACTAAATCCAGAACCACCACCATTTGTAATTGTGACAGATGTAACTATACCAGCAGATACATTTGCCTTACCTATGGTTACGATACCAGAACTACCACGAGCCTTAACAAGTATATTTGTTTGTAATCCAACTCGATAACCAGAACCACTGTTTCCAATTGATACTGACTCAACAGTTCCAGCAGCAGATACGATTGCAGTTCCACCAGCAGCAACTAAGGGTTGATATCCAAAGTTTGTGGTCTCACCAACAGAAACTATAATACCACCTCTAGGAACTGATGATATATTTACATCATAATTGTTTGTAGCTCCAACACCTGTGAAACTTACAGAGGTAATACCAGCAGTTTCAACGATAGTATAATCATCATTTGGATTTTGGAATATTTCATTTAAGAGAATTACACCTGTATTCGTTGCAAATCCAGTTACATTTGAACCACTAGACTTTAAAATAAAGTTGGTTGCGATTCCTGTAAACTGTTCTTCTACAGTGTCAAACACAAAGTTATCTGCGTAAGTTTCTTGTGTTCCGCCAGGGATTCCAGTTCGAGTGAAGACCCGACCAGCGAATGTGGATGTAGTTGTCAAACCAGATGGGCCTTTCTCACCTTTAGGTGGATCTGTAAAGTTAATTGTATCTTCAACAATTTGATAGTTGCCTAAGAACTTAGTAACGGTATCACCAGCACTATGATTTGCGATTGCAGAATTAAGTCTTCCTCTTCTTACAAGTATTCTATTTGTAGATCCAATACCAACGGTATCAATCTTCATAAACTCATCATTAACCTTAATTGTATCACCTGAGAAGAATGACGATATACCAGTTATCGTAATAAAGTCTGTTTCTAACGCTGCATCAAACGATAGTTTAACATTTACAGGAGATTGTATGACTGGACTTTGAATATTGTTATCTAAAGTTATCAAAGCCTTAGAATTAAGATTCTTTGAAGTAAATGAGTGAGTTGTTCCAACTCCAACAGCGGACACATCAATAACTTTTGGAATAGCTTGAAGCGCCTCAGCTGCCGTTCTTGCGACCTTAAATTTATTCTCTGCGAGTTTAACTGCAAATACTGTAGATGGTAATTTAGTAGTAACACCAATTCCACTAATAGATGTTGCTGCGATACCGATACTCATTGTTGTGCCAGCACCAGTTGGTGTATAAGTTAGTTCTTCACCAGTTTGGAAGAAGTGATTATTGACTATAAATGTATCGTTTGTAACATCAACTACGGCAGCGTCTGATGAATCAAATGTCTTATGGAATATTGGATCTCCAGCATGTTTTAGAGGGAATGAAAACTTAATGTCATTCTCCGTTCCAGTGTATGAACCCTCGGCAGATTTTAATCTAGAGTTTGTAAATGTAACAAAACCAACTCCACCTGTTCCAGTTTCTGTGAAGTTACGTTGGAATACTTTCGTTGTAATCGCTGTGTTTGCTGGAGGAGTTAAACGAAGTTCTATGTCACCACCAGATGCTGTCGAATAACCAACACCAATCACTCCAAGTCCAGATGTTGAAGTGTTATTTGTAGAGAAGTTGTCTATGTAACCAAACTCTGTGAAGAAAGGTTCGTTACTATCATGAATCGCAGTTACCTGAGTGACAGCATATTTGTCATTTGTTGTATCATGTATTTCAATCAGTGCATCAAAAGCAGTATATGTATTTGAATTGATTCCACTAATTCTTGTCGCTTGTGGAGTTCCTGTCGCTGCGATGTTAGTGGTTGTAGATAGTAATTCTGTCAATGATATAGTTGTGCTTCCAATACCTGTTGCAGTTGAACCTATGGATGTTTGGTGAACTCTCATTGTTACACCAATTCCAGTCTCAGGTGTAAAGTAGACACTTGTGATTCCAGATCTAACATCTGCACCAAATGTTCCAAGACCTACACTTGGAGCGTTGGTTCCAGATATATTATCATTAATCATCTGAGCATAATCTAACAGATATACCTCCTCACTATCATTTAATACAACTAACTCATTTATCTGAGTTCTTTCCTGACCACCTATCTCTTGTGTTTGAATAAGTAACTTAGAGGTTGTAACCGCAGTAGTTCCAAATCCCACAACTTGAACTGGAGATGGATCTGTGGAACCAATACCAGTTGATGAAGATATGATACTGACACCAACTCCAACATTTATCTCAGTTCCAATATCTCCTTCAGCTGCAACTGTATTTTTAAATGTTTCTTGTGCAAATATTCTTAATGAATAGTTATTGAATTTAGATTTTGCTGGGACAAATCTTAGGTTCCCTGTTGTTCCTGTTATTGCAAAATCAAAATCACCGAGATCAATAGATGTTTCCACACGACCAAACTTCATCATGTAACCGATAGATCTATCATGAAGTAAGTTAACCTGAATTATTTCTTTTTCACCTGAAAATCTGGTATCAAAGAGTAAAACATAGAACTTAACACCATCAACTTCATCGATGTCAAAAGCAAAAATATCAGAGAATGCAGTTGCACGAGGTAAGTCATTGAACTGAGAACTAACACTATCAATTGAGATTGCTCTGTTTGTTCTAGATTCAATATAATCTGTTAGAATTTTATTACCAAAGTTTATTTCATCAGAGGCAAACTGTCCATTAATATTCTTAGAGTTTTCTGTAACTAAGTCAAAATCATATGAATTATGAAGAGATTCATCTTCACTTATCAAATCTGCGACCACCACAGCAACAGAAGTACTAATACCCACAGATGCATTACTACGATTCTTATCATCTGTAGATGCTGTTGATACGACACTCACATCTGCAAAATTTCTAAATCCAACAACATGATTTAAACTATTAACTGAGTCTTTCCATGTATCGTAGTCAATTGTACTTCCTAATGAGTATGAGAATGTTTGATAGTAATCATTATCTGCTAGTTTTTGCAATTCAGTATTTAACTTTCCAGTCTCTTTACGGAAACCACTTCTAAATTCTGAATCAGAGTCAATATTGAAAACAGAACTAAATTTTGTTGTCTGTTCAATTAATGCGATAGATTTTGAAGATGCACCGTTAATTGATTCTCCAACTTTAAAAGTATCATTTGAAAGAACTTTTAAATACTTGTTATTCTCATTCCATGCAACAACAGTTCCAACTTTATCACCCGTGCTGACAGTTTCACCGACACTAAATTGATTTGTTTCTACACTAATATTAAATTGTGCAATATTTTCAAAAGGTATCGCTTGTCCAGATGATTTCGTTGCACTAAACGTGCCTGGCTGTGTGACTGATGAGTCTAGTTTATAGGAAACTGTAGCATTTCCTCCGCCTGGATTTGTATTAACACCAGTAATTACAAAAGGTTCATAATTATAATCTGATGAGTTGAATCCACTTCCTGTTGAACCAATGCCGATATTTTCAACATATAGTTTCTCACCTAAAGTAAATGGATATGTTGATGAAGTATAACCACCCTCAAGAGTTAATGTAACAACATTTGTTCCAGATGTAAAATCTAAGTCTTTAACTTTAATTCCGTTATTATTATTAGTAGCAACTATTTTTGGATTCGTATCATATAAAGAATTTGTATTTCTTAAAATTCTAACTTCAGATACAGATGTTCCTTGTAAATCAGTTTCAGTTAGAACTTCATTTTTAACTAAACCAGTTACACGGTCAATTATTACAATATTTGGTGGTTCAAGATAATTTTTACCACCAGAACTAATTCCTATATTTTCAATTGTAGATAATCTATCTAATCTTAATATTTGAGGTAATTGCACAGATGGTTGTATTGTTTTATCTGCTGAGTAATCAAATCCTAAGTTTTTAATTGTATAGTTTCTTAACTTACCAATATCACTACTATTCAATCTAATCACACCACCAACTCCAAGAGTGGATCCGATTGATGTAACAACAGGAATATTTTGATAGTTTCTACCTTTTGATATGATTCTAATTTTGTTTATAGATCCTATGGCACTAGTTGATGATGTGTTATACTTTAAAGTTGTAGCCTCCTCTTTTGTATATCCATCTTTTTCTGGTTGAGATGGTAACACAAATGAGAATGTGGTGCTTCCTATTCCTGTGATTACATAATCACCATTGTAAACACTGTCTGAAATTTTTAAACTTGAGTGATTAATTACATCAGTATCAACAATAGGATTTCTCTTAAGTGGAGCATTGATATTTAAATTTACAGGTGTTAGTTTATAAAATAAATCCTCTGGAGTATTTTGTGTAACTGATAAATCAACTCTTGCAGTTGTTGTAACTCCTACAGTTCCAACGCCTATCACTTGGAATCCATCATCCTCTAAATTATTAAAATATGGATTTGTAAAGTTTGTATCTCTGAATAATTCAAAATCAAAAACCTGTGTTCTTTTTCCAGATATGACTTGAGTTAGAGATGTATCAGATACGGCGAATCCAACTTTATATCCACGAGTAAGTGATAATGGTGGATTGATAAGAGCTATTTTGTGTCCAGACCCAGTTGATGTAAGTGATATGCAATCAGGTATTAACTTTTTAGATTTAAAAGCAGTTTGAGATAATTTAATTGTATTTTTATCAATTCTAACAACAAAGTATGTAAAATCATTAAATAATGGACTTGCTGGACTTGTTGATTTGTAAATTATTTTATCGCCAGTTTTATATCCATGATTAGGAAGTGTAATTTGATCTTTGTTTATATCTACAGCAGCTGCACCAAAACTAATAGGATTGATAAATGTTCTGCGAGTTGTGTCATCAAACTGAACATCAAAAGAGGTTGTGATGCCTGGTGTTACAGACACTGAGATACGATCATTTGCAGTTAAATTATGTGCTTCCTTACAAACAACAGTTCCGACTACCTTTTCTGCAAAACCAGTAATCTCAGGTTTTGTTGGTGTAAGACTATGAGATTCTCCACTTCCAAATCCATCAAAGAATAATTGATACGCTGTTGAACCAATACCAGTAACAGAACCAGTTGAACCAATACCTAATGGATTCGTAGATATGCCAAGTAAATCCCTACCAAGATTAATTGCAAATACTGGAGAGTTATTAGTTAATCTAAAGTTTGGTACGTTATTAATTCCATTAGAAACTAAAAGAGGAGTTCCATCATCACTTGAATATATAAGTTTTTCACCAGTGGCAAACCCGTGATCTTGCAAAAATATACTTTGAGTTGGAATAAATCTGTCTGTGGAACCGCCACCGATAACTCTATAAGAGTAACTAATTGTTGATCCAATTCCAACACCAGATGCTGTTCCTATTGCAACACTCTCTGTGGGATTAAAATAATATGGAATATTGACTCTAGTTTGAATATCAGTATTAATACCTAGATTAAATGTGATATTACGATTTAATGATGTAATTAAAGATGTGCTTGTATGTGCGATACCAGTCAAAGATGGAGGATATCCGATTCTACCATCAAATTGTCTCTTGACTCTAACCTTGTCATTAACATCATCCACATTGAGAACTAAAAATCTCTCTGTATTAATACCTAAAACATCATTTGGTGCAATTGCATTTCTAGATAAATCACCAGTCACAGATAGATCTGTAATCATACCAGTTGAACCAGTTGTTCCAATGCCTGCATTTAGAATTAAGAATGATGTGTTAAATCCAATTTGATGTCTACCATCTAATTTTCTTAAAGAATCTGTGGAAAGTCCAGATATGGTAACAACATCACCAACGACTAAATCATGAGGTTGAGATGAAAGTCCAGTTACTTGTCCATTCTGATTATTGTAAGTAAATACTATATTTTCAATCTTAACTATAGTTGAAGCGATTGATACAATTTCTTTTCCTTCAACAAATGATACTTCACCAGAAAAACCATTTCCTTTTCCTAAATTTTGAATTCTAAGATCATCTTTAACTTGATATCCTGTTCCAGCACTTAATAATTCATATTGATCAATTCTACCAGCAGATGCATAATTAACTTCAATTTCTTGATCTACCTTCTTACGACTATCATATATGCCTTCATAATCTGCACCAGAACCCTCAAGTTTATATGGATTTGTATTTCTTCTTAAATTTAAAGTGTTTAAGTCTAAATCTTGATTATTTGTTTCTACAAAATTAAACTCATCAGGTTGTGCAGCATAGTTTGCACCAATTAGATATGGGAATACTGGCGAACGGAAGTTTTTAAATGTTCCACTTGTTTCGTTTTCGTTTGGATTAATTGTTGCAAAGTAAGCAAAAGTTCCATTTGGATAATCTGGAGTGATACAATATCTTCCATTATTTTCATCTAAGTCACCATTTCCAAGAAACTCATAATCTTCAATAAAAAATCCAAGTGGGAACGTAGATATTGGAGGGCCATTCTCTCTTGTTGTCTTAAGAGAATATCCAGATCTCATGAGTCTTACAATACCACCATCTTTGCGATCATATCCATAAGGGCCATATATCGGATTACCATCATATCCCCAACCAATGATGGGTGAATGATTTAAAGATACTTGTTCTGCGTTGTTTAGAAGGTTTAAGTCATTTGATGTATAATCAATCGTACCATCACTATTTTTTGATTTTAGTATCTTTCTTAAACCTCTTGGTGCATAATAAGATGAAAATTTAATTCCTTCATCATTATTACCTCTTGTTAAGAATCCATCATCTCCGTAGAATATATCTTCATATCTTTTGACATTATTAACTGCCCAAGATCTAATCTTCGGCAAAAATACAGCACCAGTGCCAGGAATTACTTCTTGAACACCAACACTTGCGGTTGAATATCCAACACCACCATTATCAATAGTAACTTGATCAACTCTTCCATTACTAATTGATGATATTATTTTCGCACCAACACCATCACCCAGAATTGTTAAATCGGGAGTAGATGTATATTCTGCGCCAGAACGAGTTACAATTACAGATTGTATTCTTCCGTTTGTAACAATCGCCTTGTACTCAGATGATGAACCAGAAGATACTCTTACTTGTGGTGGAATACTGAAATTAAACGTAGATTCATTTCCATATCCAAGACCAGCATTCTCAACATTAATAGATGTAATTGAACCTCTTACAATTGGATTCACTCTCGCATGATAATTTTCTGGTTCCGCAGTGTTGATTCCAATTGTTCCCTTGACACGAACAGTGATGGGTGGGTAATTAAATACATGTTCTCCAGAACCAACTGATGTTAATCCAACAAACTGTTTTGACTGATAATTTGCATCAGATAGTGTAGATCCAATTCCAGCAGCTGCAAGTCTAAAACGACTATCACTAACTTTCAAGACATAGTAATCTTGATCTGTATCTAAACCACCAATCTTAACTTCATTATTTGAATAACGAATAAGCTCTCCATCTTTAAATCCATGATTAGTGTATTCAATGAAATCAGAATATGTATTAATACCAGCAGTAGGAATCAATCGTCTCTTGTTTTCATATCCTTCGCCAGGATTATCAATGATAATTTGACCTAAAACAAATTTCTTTCTTAAACTTTGAAATCTTTGTGAACCATCAGCAAAACCAGTTAAGTTAATTAAGTTTGATTTTGTTATTGCATCATTTTGATTATTTGCAAGTTTAATTGTTGTTTGATTAACTTTTGATACAAAGTAAATTGATTCATCAACTAATCTTTGATCTGGATTATTTTGAATTAGAGTTGTTGTGATACCAGCGCTTGCAATACCTATTGCACCAGTGTTAAATGTTTTATAGATTACAGCCTCTCCATCACGGAACTTATGAAAAGTTCCAAAACCAATTGTATCATCTGCGATATTGATTGCATTACCTGTAGATGATGCGTCAAAATCCATGAAGTGATCAACTTGTTTTAATCTTGACCTTGCAATTGCGTTTACACCATTACCACCACTAATTTCTATGATTGGTGGTGCAACATAGTCAAAGCCTGGGTCTATGATATCAATTCTTTCAAACGAACCTTTAACGTTTGCAGTAGCACTCACACCAGCACCAGTTAAACTTTCAACACTAACTTTTGGTGGAGTAATAACATCAAATTGGGAACCACCTTCTAAAACATCTATTGATTCTACACCACCAAAAAATATAACATCACCTGACTTATAGTTTAGTATCTCTGTGCCATTCACAAGCATGCCAGTGGCGCCTGGCGCTGTCTCACGCCTTGCCCCGTCAAACACTGGATTTAACGGAAATCTCTTTAATAATTTCTGATGATCAAGTTTTTTATTCGCAAGCTCAGGAACAGAAATTTTGAATGTTCCATTTCCAGTTGCATCTACAAAATCACCATTTACTAAGTCAGGTAAAGAGTTTGCAAGACGAATATTATTAGAATCAACACGACTCACATAATAGTTTTTACCATCAATCAGTTGACCTAGAAAACCACTAATCACATTATATGTGACAACCTCTCCAGAATAGAATCCATGATCCGCTGCACCTTCCGTAACCTGTATCAATTGTATGAGGTCTCCTCCAGTGGCGCCAGTCCATGTTATAGAACGATCTGGTGCAGCTATTGGTTCGTTACCTAAACTTGGAAGAGAAGGCGAAGCAACGTACATATGAGGATGTGGTGGTAACGCTAATGCATTATCACTTTCATGGTCATATACATTTTGAACATCAGTTGTGTATTTTGTAATATTATCATGAAGAGAACTATTACCTCTCTTTAATCTTCTACGAACAAATGCAAAATTATTTTCAGCAACACCAGGCAAGTCACCTACTATAAATGTTGAACTACTAATAACACTTAATACACGACCAACTGCAACTAAAGTAGATTGACCATCTAAAACTTCAATTGCATCTTCCTCTAGTAATCCGTGATCAGAAAGAGTTGTAATATTAAAACTACTGCTTGACTGTCTTGTAACAGTCTTTGGTGTGAACTTTACAGAAGTATTATAAACCCATGAACTAAAATTACCATCTTCAGAACTTTTATTGATGCCAAATGATCCAACTTTAACTTTATCACCTTTATTAAAGTAAAAAGTATTCTCAGGAATTGGAAAATCTTTTAAAACACCTGTGATTAAAACTTCAATTTTCTTTGTATTATTTGCAAAGGAGTATCCATATGCAACATTATTATATCTAACATCATCACCAATGTTTAAAGTGTCACGAGCTGTATCCACTCCCACAAATTGATTAGCAGTTTTACCTGTATAGGTAACAACACCAGCCACACTCGCCGTTGGCAAAGACAAAGAACCACTTGTAGGAAAACCAACTGTTGTGTCAACAGTAATTACAGTGCCTCCAATCGATACAGGATCAGTGACACGAGTTCTGCCTGGAACTACAAAATCACCGTTAATTGAATCTTTCGATACTGTGATTTGATAATAATTTTCTCCACCATATTTAAATTCCTTTACATCTGATATTGCACCAGAAGCACCACGAATATTCTTATCATCCTCATCAATATCTTGAAATAGTGTTGAACCCTTAAGATTTCTTGGATCACCTGTAATAGATTTAACCACAAAATCCTGACCAAAACCGTAATCAGCATCAGATGGTTTAATTAAAAACTCTGATGGTTTGATAATATTAACTTCTTGACCATATAAAGCTCTGAATAAAATTTTATATGACTCCTCAGTTCCCTTTGTTCGATAAAAATCTTTTATCTGTCGAATAAATTTAACCTTATCTAAATCACTACTTAATTTGCGATTTTCAAAACCACTTGCAAATGTGCTTTTAAGTTTATCAAAAAACTCACGAATAAAAAGATTTGAGAGATTATGAACTTTTGTTCCACCAGTATGAGATGCACCCACACTTGTATTAAAAGATAATAGATCAGGTCTTGTGGGTTGATCCATTCCATCAACACCACTAAATCCACGAACGCATCCAGTGAATGATGTAGTGCCAATGCCTGTATAAGTTATAATTTCATCATCTATTTTTAATAATCCATATTTACTTGGATACCCTTTTGTTGAATCCACAAATATTGTAGATGAAAATGATTGGGTATCTGTAGATAATCCAGTGTATTCCGTTAGTGCAGCACCAACATACGTTTGTAATTTAGTATATCTGTCAAGATTCTCTGCAATATTAACTGACCCACCCTGATATTCTTGGGAGATATAGTATTGCTTCATGAAGTCCACAAAAAGTGGACTTTCAGATTGTACAAACTCAGGTAACTGATTCTCAATTACCTGATTGATTTCAACTCTTTGTATTGATGTGTCTATCATTAATATCCGCCGCCGTAGCTAGATCCACCGCCACCAGAAGATGTAGGGGTAGAAGAACTTGAAGTTGATGTAGATGCACTCATGGATGTGACTGTACCACTACTTGATGTGGTTGTTCCAGTTGAAGAAGCTGTTGATGGAAGAATCGAAGCAGCTGTTGAAACAGGAGAATTAGATTTTCTCGTGAAAGTTGGAGTATAATAACTGTGTGTATGAACAAATCTCGATCCAGACGTATTTTCACCTGATGAAATTAAATCTTGAACCATGTTGATTGTTGTATTTGTCATATCAAACTTAACATATAAATCTCGAAGACCAACAATATCATTTGAGTGTGGAATTGCTTGAATTTCAATCACGCCATCTGCAATCACTGTTGAAGTTATATTTACAGTATCTATAAGAACTTCACCATGCATATAATCAACTGTTCCAGCGTTTTTCTTTACAATATTAGGAGTTCCGCCCTCTATGTATGTGAAAAAGAATATTCGACCCTTTTCACGATTAATTACTTCATCAGCAAGATAAACCGTGCCTGTAACACCTTCAATTGTAAATCCTGTTGAAACTACGTTATAGGCACTCTCTTGTGTATGAAACATATTACCAAAACACACTTCATATTGAGCAAATTGACCTAAAACTGCTTTTAAATTGCGTCTAATACATACAAGAGTAATGTTTGATGTAATTGATGAGTCAACACTATCAATTAATGACACAGCCTTACTGTATTTGAATCTACCACCAAATTTATTCACATCAATTGAACGTGAATATTGAGTCAATGCATTTGAAACACCAGTTTTAAGATTATCTGGATCATCATTTAAATTTGTGTTATAGTATGGATTTGTTTTAAGTTCAACATACAAATATTTCAAATCAACAAACTCTGGAACAATACCAGCGACTGCATAACTTTTTAATTTTTGTATTAAATCTCTTTTTGTCTCATCTGATAAAAAATCACCATTTCGAGGTTTAACAGAGATGAAAACCTTTCCAAAACGAGGTGGATTCATTTCTTCTCCACCATAAGCTGTTACAGACTCGACATTTGGGTAGATAAATCCTAAAACTGACTCATAATCAGATGAAGTGACTGCCCGATACTGTGAGGAGTAAATCCTTGGTGCATAATACTTAATTGATGATATTGATTCAATCTCATCACCATCTCTTGAATTTTCAATCGTTTGAACACCAGAAATATTAGCTGCGTTGATTGATGCACCATCTTGATTTGTAATATTTCCTACAAAACTGAATGAGTTTGCTCCATTTCCATCTCGACCCTCTGTTACAATATAACTAACCGTGATATAATTATTATTTGATAGTTTTTTACCAATTACATTATCACCAAAGATTAATTCATACCTTTCATCTTCAATTTCCTGTAAAAGATATGAAGAAGATGTTGATGTCACTCCTACAATATTATCAATCTGTTTATAGGTGACTGTGGATGATGATTCAGAGGTTGGGCGAACTTTGACTCGAATCGTAGATGTATCTATGAAAGAATTAGTAAGAATGTAACGTTGATTGAATAAAGAGGTGTTTACAGTAAAATTTTGATTGATAAGAGTCCCTTCATATATGTCTACATTGCTAAATTCAGCAAATCCATTAACAACGGGCACTGTAATTGGTTCTGGAATTGAAAATAAGAAGTTTGTACCGTTACCAGCACCATTACACACCAAACCAGAATTCAATGTAAGTGTTGATGTCTCAGTTAAACCACTTACAAAAAATGAAATCTTAGCTTTTGCTGATCTTTTTGATCTTGGAACATAACCAATGTTTCTAGCAAGTGCAACAACATTTTCTCGAAGTGTAGATGAATCGAGAAAACATTCATTCGCTGCCATATTGGTGTTATATGCAGTAATATATGTATTATACGCCAACGCATCAATAATGATTGAAAGGTTAGACCCTTCAAAGTCATAATCAGTAAAATTAGTATTCGCCCTCAGATAGTCTCTGATTGACGTTTTTATTTGATCAAAATCTAAGTTAACATATTGACCGAATGCCATTATACTCTAGCTGGGAAAAGGAGAACGTCTACTTGTTGTGTAGGTGCTGGAATTCCAGTGATATCATATTGAACAGTACAATTCATTGCATTTTCATCTGGTGGAATTGTTACAGTGGCTATAATATTACTAATTCGAGGTTCATAATTAAGTAAAACAGAATTTATTTCCTCTTGAATTCTAACTGCATCAAATTGAGTGTCTAATTCAAACAAAGAATCATTAATAGTTGACCCAAAAAGAGGATTAAATGGTTTTTCACCAAGAATTGTAAAAATTATGTTCTTTACAGACCTTTTTATAGCGTCTTCATCACGAATTGTCACCACATCACTCGTCACAGGATGACGTTTGAATGATAAATTGATATCTTTGAATCCTTGAGACGACACTATTTACACAAAAAGTTTCCTGTTTTTATTTATACCGCTTTTTTTATCTTTTTACGACTCTAATTCTGTATTTTTCTGATTCTAAAGCGTTAATAATGTATTTAGCGCTAATTCTTGGGTCTTTTTCGCCGCAAGTGAAGAAATCTGCGTTCATACGACCCATTTCAGGCCAAGTATGACAAGAAACATGACTTTCAGCGAGTGCAAAAAGACATGTAACACCACATGGACTGAATTTATGTGTATATTCGTTCAATATTGTCATCTTCGACTTCAAAATCGCACGAGTGAAGATGTCACGAAGGAAATTTGGACTATTTAAGTCATCAAAATACCCATCGTAGACATCTAATATGAGATGTTCACTCATTTCATCCCAATTCTGGTTCATTTAAGTCAATTTTAAAGTCGCCACCATAAAAATCAACGTTCATATCAGTGCCTCCAGCGCCTACTTCAACATCATTCGACCTTTCTTTCGCTGTTTTCCAGAAATAATTCTCTTCTGAACCCAATCCATCACGATCATGACCGTTTTCTACCTGATAATACACAGTTGAAACCTTAAAATCGGGAATCTTAGGTGTCTCAGGAGTGATACTGTTGTCATAAATTCTCATTCTGTTGTTAGGATAGAGACAAAACTGCCCATTATCTAATTCTAAGAGGTTATGACTCTTATGTTCCGCTGGTTGTTCACTCGTAGAGTAGTCTACAG